GAAGAGCAGCCATTCCTAATGATCTTCCTTGAACTTCGCCCATCGCTTTGCGTAGACGAGTAACAAGAACTGGCATTTCATCAAAACCACTTTCTCTTAATATCTTCTCACTTTTTGCTTCAAAATGAATAGATGATATAGGTTTATTTTTACTGCCAAATTTTGTCTTACTACCATCTATACGAGGTTCAATAGCATGAATAACAGTAACTTTATCTGTTTCCTGACCATTATTAAACTTTTCTTGATTAGTTGCACTCAGATTTTCTAAACCATATTCAAGTACCATTTGCCTGACAGTCATTTCTTTTTCATTAATAACCGTATCAACAAAATGATTCTCATCTTCATCTATATGCATCATTTTTACATCCCACGATACATAACGAATAGGAAGAGGGCTGTTCTTTTTTGTTTTAAAAATTCCTAAACCAACAGTACCAAAGACAACATCATCAAGCATCATCTCTGTTAAAGCAACAGATAAACCAGAGCGTGAATCATCCATAACAGATATTGCTTCCTCTGTAATAAATCGCATATATTCTCTATGCTCTTCAGTATCATCCACTCCTCTTGCCGGAATTAATTCAAAAGATTGGGCAGCACTAGGAAACAATGCAGCAAGAATAGTAGAAGAAGCTGTTTCAGCAGCTTTTGCTGCTGTATTATCAAAGAGTTCTCTAGTAAGAAAAGCACCCGGTTCATTAGCTTCAGTAAAATTCTGTTTTCTATTATTAATAAATTCGCCTAATAACTGATAATGAGGTAACCAAGGTTCTTTTCTTTTCTTTAATATTTTAAGCTTTTTCTTTATTGCACCAACTTTACTAATTCGTATTGCTTCAGCCATATTAATTTTTCTTTATTAAATTAAACACTTTCTTCGTTATTTGTGATAATAAAGGAGTAGCCACACCTGCCCAATATAAAGCACCAATCTGTCCTTCTTCAGTACCTGTATGCTTCCATATTAACCATCCTATCATACCACAAAGAAAAACTAAGATAATGTAATTAGTTATTAAATCGTCAGATTCATCCATAAAAGTAATAATTAAACAAGTTGTTTAAATGATTCTCTTCCTTCTCCCTTTATTCCGGCTGCACCTGTCTTTTTTAATGCAGCAGCAACCTTAACCGCTGCTTTTGTTTCTGGTTCTTCTGCAACCGCTACTGGTTCTGGAGGCGGAGGCGGAGGTGGTTTTGGTTTTGGTGGTGGTCTAAAAACACTAACAACCGCACGAACAACACTTGACATATTAAATTCCTTTATAATTTATATTTAAACAAGTATTTTACTACGACCTATATTTTCTTCTTCTTCATCAGTTAAAGATGAATTTACTTGTGATAAACCTCTAGCTCCTGTCTTTTTTAAAGACATAGTAGCCCTTTTTGCAGTCTTTTTTGTTTCTGCATCAGTACCAGTATCAACACTTGGTAAAGTAGGCATTGGAGCTATTCTATTTTTTTTAGCTCCTTTACTTTTACCTAGAAAGTAAGTTGCAATAGGTAATAAATTAGGATAATTATGACTATATTCAAATGTTGGTAAAAGTTCTTTTAATAATCGTGTCATATAAAAATCCTTATCCCCAAACAGAAGTTATTGAATTAGTAGTAACCTCTCCGGGTTCTTTATTAATTCTATTTAAAGTTTTTAATGGACTCTTCCCTTTAATCTTTCTAAGTCTTGTACCACCACTACGATTATTAGTAGCAACAGGATATGCAAAAGTCAAGATAAAAGCATCCA